CTTATTACAAGTAAATCTAATATATAAGGATTGTTTAAAAACACATCTGTTTCATCGTTATCCATGTTTTAATGCTTTTTGAATAGAGGTGTGGACAATTTTTTCAGAGCCTGATGTTGCCTTTTTCATCCTTGCCCTAAATCTGTCTTTTTTTTCCTCTTTTTCTTTTTTAATTTTTGCCTCCTCTTCTGCCTCAACAACAGCATACATATGCGGGTTCCAGAATACTTTTTTTTCTTTTTTAAGCTTTATAATCTCTTTTAAAAATCGCATCTCAACTATTGGCGGGTTCTCTTTTTCGCTAAAGAAACACACAAACACATTGTCAAAGTACACCTCATAGCTTTCTCTTCTTTCTTTTACTTCTTTTGATAACATTTCATCTTCTTTGACTCTATACTTTATGCTTTCTCTTATAATTCTTAATCTTTTTGACACATCAAAATCAAAATGTTTCTGAAAAACAGTTTTAGCATGCTCCTCGACAGTACCGGAGTTAATTGTGAAGTTAATAATAGCTTTCACCTCCCAGCTCGCTTTCTTCTTGCAATCTTTGAAAAATATAATCACCTGTGCCGTAGCGTGGTACTTTTCTATCTTTTTCTTTAAAAATAAGATCATCAAAGGCATAGCGCAGTGCGTCCATTGCGTGATCATTTCCGGGAACTGGCTTATTTATATATCGCCCATCATTATCTTGATCAAACATGTAGGTTTTGTATTCTTTTATTACGTTAAGTGATCGCTTTGTTACAGATAGCCTTTGATCTTGTAGCCACTGGATACCAAAGTCTACAGAGTCTTTGCCTTTTTTAGAGCCAGCAATAATAACACCGTATGATGCAATCTCTGCTATGCTTTTAGGCTCTGCGCTATCTGCCTTGACTAATACCTGCTTGGGTTGCGCCATTATGACATCAGCAATCATCTTGTTTAACATGCCTTTTCTATATAAAATTTCATCAATTATGTATCCTCCGTTGTAGTAGTAGACTGCAATAAGCGCTGTAGGGTCATTAGAATACCCAAAATCAAGCCCGTAGCGTTCAAGGCGTGCTTCATGCGGTACAGAGTCAACAATAGCCCAATCCTTGAAAATTCGGGCTTCTAGAGTGTTTGGTTCGCCTAACCATTTATGCTTATATAGCTGGGGTCTTTTTGCCTTGTCATCTTCCATCTCAAGACGCACCGACTCTGGCATAAAGTTATATTTTAAAGCTGTGTCATAGTTTACGTTTATAAGGAGTGTGTTTGGTCTTCCCTCAACAATAAGCCTCACATGCACGGGGTCATCTTCAAATAGACGGTTATAAGTGTATATGATTTGTGAGCCGTGTTTTCTTATGGTTGGGGTTAATATCTCAAGAGAGTTCTGGCTTAGAGTCTGGCTTTCCTCGCACCATGCTATATCTACGCCTTCTATTGATTTTATTGATTGCTCGTTACGGTGTAGTCCTTTGAATATAAAATCAGAACCCGTTACTTTGTTTATTATCGCATTATCAGTTACTACAAAATCTGATAGCTCGTATTGCTTTATAAGATCAGCTAAAAGCTGTAATGATGAGTCGGCTATTGAGTTTTGAAACTCTCTAAAGCAGGCTATTCTTGTTTTTTCAAGTCTTGCACGAATTAGAAGTAAGCGCGCAACAGTGTGGCTTTTTAGAGAAAATCTCCCACCCCATACAGCAGCCTCTCGCCAATCACGATCAAAAAGTCTTTTAAATTCAACTGGTATTTGTATCTTTACTTTCTCCATCTGGTTTTATAAATTCAACCAACACAGTCTTTAAATCTTTGCCATCTTTACCTGTCAGCTCCGTCCGTTGAGCAAAATCATCTTTAAGAAGTCTTTCAAGCTGAAACTGTGGATTTGCGCGCTTTGCAGTGCGACGAACGAATTCGGAAATTTTTACTTCACACGCTTCCGAGAACTCTTTATCAGCATCACGCCAATTTTTACTAGTGTCTTCATCAATACGACAGTATTTAGAAGCCCATCTGTGTACTGGTATATCAGATAAGTATTCAAGATACATTTTTTTTAACTCTTTTTTTCTTTCTTCAGTCATTGTTGTCAATTTTAACTTCTACGTTTACTAATGTTTCAGCATCAATTGTGCCAAGAGCAAGTATATTAGGATTTGTGCCTGTTAGAGTAACAGAATACTCTATATCATTTGTTACAAGTTTTTTACTCTGCACCTTTCTCACCTCTGCCTGAAACTTTATGCTATCCATAATTTAATTATATTATATGTAAAGACTCAATTGTCAATATATTATGTGTATCTGATACATAAAAACATGCTTGACAATCATATTTTTATTATGTAATCTGAAACTCTACCACAGTGGCAAAAACGAGAAAGGAGCCGCGAATGGTAACCCAGTCAAAACTAATGCTTTTATTGCTATAATAATAGCATAAGCCGTTTACATAGCTAATAACTGTCAAAAGTTATTGGCTGGGTAGGCGGCTTTTTTTGTTATAAATTATTAAAAAAATATGCAAGATGTATACGTTAATCGATTAAATATGATTGTGCTTTACAACATGAAGCAGACTAGTAAAGAAAAGTTATATAAATCGGCTCTAAACTCTCAAGATTTGAAACGTATCTTTTGGGAGCATTTTAAAACATTATGCAGTAGCGAGGATGAAGAGAAAAGGTTTATAAAAGGCGCAAAACTTATTGACTTTGAGTTACTATTTAAGCTCATTAAAAGTTCATAAAATAATATGGCAAATCCACAAACTGAAGATGGTTTCACCAGAATATCAAACGAAATACTTGAAAAGCTGTGTCGTATAAAACTCTCAGCTTATCAAACACGTATAGTCTTTTGCATTATTAGAAAGACTTATGGCTTCAATAAAAAAGAAGATTGGATATCAAATAGCCAGTTTGTTTTAATGACTGGTTTAAGACCGGCACATGTATCAAGATCAATATTAGAGCTTCTTATGATGCAAATTGTTACCAAACGGGGTAACTTAATATCACTTCAGAAGGATTGGACGCTCTGGACAGATTTACCAAACGGGGTAAGAAGACATGATATTGTTACCAAACGGGGTAACTCATTTACCAAACGGGGTAACGTTGTTACCAAACGGGGTAACTCCTTTACCAAACGGGGGGTACACAAAATACAATATACAAAAGACACTTATACAAAAGACACTTTACAAAAGAAAGGAGCTTCTATAAAAAATTTGAAAGAAGAAGACTTAATTGACATCTCTAAAAAATACAACGTACCGTTACCTTTTGTTATGAGTAAGCTCGATGATATGCAAAACTGGTTAGAGGCTAAGGGTAAACGTTATAAAAATTACAAAGCCGCGCTATCTAACTGGGTTAAAAAAGATGCAATAGCTATAATAAATAAAGAAAGGCAAGCCGTTAATAAGTTTAAAGTTACGCAAGTATGACACTTAATGAAGTCCCTGACAAATACAAAATATACACAATCTTTATGAGCAACAAGCAAGAGTTTATAGTTGATGGCATAGAGCTTGAAAACATACTTAACAGTCAAGGCAACTACATAAGACTTTCAGACGGTACAGTTTTTAATAAATCTTTTCTTGTTACCTGCACATTAAATAAAGAAATAACCAAAGAAAATGTAAGAGCCAACAGAGATAAAATTATAAAAGAATTGAAACTACTTCTAGGCTAAATTAAAATACTACTTGACAAATATATAAAGTAATAGTATACTATTTATTATTATAAATTGATTGATTAATATGCACATAATCAACAACTGCCCTCACAAATGTGTTGAGGAAATAAAATCAAATTGCATAGTCTGTTTAGACTGCAATGAGATAGTTAATATTTACGACATAATAGACGTGTCGCCATACGACTATGAAGAATAAAAACATAGTCATACTTCATGGCAAAGAATATATGACCGTTGCCGGTCGTATAGAGCTTGCTCATGAAAAAGAAGAAAAGCTGTCTATAGTAACGGAGCTTTTACCAGTCCCTAATGCTATAGTTGTTAAAGCAACAGTTACAACATCAAAAGGTGTATTTACTGGCATATCATACGCTAACTTCAGCAAAGCCATTGAAAAGATAAGTCCATACGAGGTTGCAGAAACTTCAGCTGTTGGCAGAGCTTTAGGGTTTGCCGGCTTTGGCTTAGTTGAAGGAGTGGCAACAGCTGATGAGATTGTAAAAGCAGAAAGTGCGGTAGAAAACAAAGAGGATCACGGAGTGTGCGCTAAATGTGGCGCTCCTAATAAATGGAGTCAAAAATACAATAAGCCTTATTGCTC